TAATGTAGCAACCGCCTATGAAATCATAACCGTGTTTCTTGAAAAAAGCATGCGCTCTTTCACCGCTATTGGCGTTGCCTATTTGTATCATTAGCGGAATTTCCTGCTCGTTAGCATAGTCTTCCGCTTCCCTGAGTAATTCTGTGGCGATTAAACCTCCCCGGTAATTCTTGTGGACGAAGAAAAAACAATCGGTCATGACCATTTCCGAAGTCCAAAACAATTTATCGGGACAGACTCCAATCGAACCCACAATAGTATCATTTTCTTTGGCCACGAATACCTTGCCTTTGAACAAGTGGTGATTGATTTCATCGGACACGCCTCTTATATCAAGAGGCAATTCCGTTTCTCCCGTTAAACTCACTTCCGGATAAAAGTTGAGTACGAGGAAATCATACAAGGCTTGGCCATTGTCCTGACTAGGTTCCAATTGTTCTATTTGTATTTCCATCATCCGAGTAAATCTTCTGCAAATTTCTGAGCTTCACGCTGTTGATCGTACATTTTTCTTGCTCCCACCATGCGCTGTTCTTCTTTATCCTGTTTGTTGGCACCGGCCAGTAAGCCGATACCCCGTAAGGCTTCGGCATTGGTCACAAATTCTCCGTCACTGAGCATGGCCGGAATGTTGTCGGAAGTTTCCGAACCTGCTCCAGAGATAGCACCGTTCATGCGTGGATAAGCGATCTCTCCGCCTGGAGCTGAACCGCCAGCGCGTTGGTATTCATCAGGCCAGAAATCAAAATCCTCTCGTGGATCATAGCCTCCTCGGTACTCATCCTCATAATCCCCGTAATCGGGTATAGAGATAACAGGAGTTGCGGGAACGTCTTGCGGAGCGCCGTAAATACTGCCTATCATCTGTAGGAGTTGACGGCGTTGGTCATCGTCTTTAGTGGCTTGTTTTTCCTCTCTTCTTTGGCGACGCCTGCCTTCACGGCTAGGACGATCCTGCATGAAGGAAGCAAATAATTCCATTAAGCCACCGCCGCCACCGCCTCTGCGACCACCGCCGTAACCGTAATAAGGCTCTTCGTAACCATAGTCAGTGGGATAATTGGCGTATTCCATGCCCGTCATCTGTTGGGGTGCCATGTTCCATTCGATTGAGAGTGGATCGGCTGCCGTCAATACGCTACCAGATGGGCGTCCTAATCCCATAATATCTGCTCGTTGGCTGGCTATATCCGTATAAAGACGTTCCCTTTCACTGGGAACATACTGGTAAATAGCCGCTTGATCTTTAATTTTAGTAGGCACCGTAATGGTTTCGCGTGGTCCGTAACGCGATCCTCCACCTGAAGCACTGCCACCGTAAACATTACCACCGTATTGGAAGCTGGCTAAACCGCCACTAGCTTTTCGGTCAACAATCTTGGATAATATGGATGTCAATAATTTTTCTGGATTCGTGGAAAATTCCACTCTAGCTTCAGGTCGGTCTTCTTCATCATGTGATAAAATAAATTCCACACGACTATCCTCTCCTATATCTTTAGAAAAACCTAGATCATACTGTCCATAAGGATCTCTAGTTAAAGACAAATTGGGAGGCAATATTCTTTTAGCAGCTTCATTGACGCTAAAAGATCTTAAAATATCTTCTGTATCGGCACCACCTTTTGAGGCTACAAGAGCTTGCTGTATCATATCCACTAAAGCGAAGGGTTTTTCAGATTGTCCTTCTCCACCATGAGCAAAAGTAGCTAAACCGCCTTGTGCCATAAGAGGTTGAAACCCTCCTGGCAAGGCTTCGCCCCAAATACCACCTTTAGTAAGTGGAGTGGACATGCCTATCGGACCGCTCTCTACTGAACCCAGAGTAGATAAATTGCCTAGAATACCTTGGCCACGAGTTTGAACTTCATCTTCCTCAATTGCCAAATCAATAACCTCACCGGTCTTTTCGTCTTTCTTTAAATCATCAACTGTAAAGTCATCAAATTCCACATCTATATCTCCAGTCTTTGCCTTAGTATAATCATATTACTACCTTTCGTCATCTTCATCATCGTCGGTATCGTAGTCCCGATAAAATTTAATTATTCCCAGTACTTCTTTTATGTAGCGCGTAATGTCCGCCATATCCATACTTAAATTTTCATATTCCTTACTGGATAAGGAATAAAAGGCTCTCCTGGGAGCTTCGCCCTTCTTTAAATTATCTAGATAGATCTGCATATTATCGGGGGTTAATATCTCCCAATCCACGGGATTCACCTGTATTTCCATGGGCAACGGCGGATGGTACATGGGAGGCCGTTCCGCTATGGTAGTAACGGATACGGGTTTAACTTTGGGCTGTATCATGGAACAGCCCGCAAATACAATCGCCAAACTAACTACTAGGATTATCTTCTGCTTCATCAAACTGGTTAGGATCGGTTAATTTTTCTAGGTTTTCCAATACTCTTTTAGTTGCCTTGTTTATTTTGCCTTGCATGAGTTCTGGTTTCGCTAAAGCCAGTTTATCCAGATCGTGTTTAGCAAACGTCTTGCGCAATCTATTGACGTCGCGCATGGCTTCCTGTTTTTCTTTTTCTAAAGAAAGTAATTGATTCTGGGTTTGTTTTTGTTTATTGAGATAGTTTTTAATGGATTCATTTTGTTCATCTATCTTGGCTTCTAAGATCATCTGATTGCCTTTTAATGTGCCAATCTGAGACTGGAGTGAATTAACCCAAAAAGCTGAACCTGCTACCGTAGCGAATAATAATCCCCCCATGATTATAGCTATTTTCATAGTTAATTAGCTAAAGGATTTTTATTCGCTTCTTCCAGCTTCCCTACATCTTTTTCTAGTTCTTTAACTGAAATAGATAAGCCGGATAATTGTGCTTTCAATGAACTAATAGATGATGCTTGTGCTTTCAAAGAAACATTTATCCCCTCATCTATTGACTTATTTATATACTTAACTGAAGTCTCTATACTAGCAAACCTTTCTTCAATAGCTTGCTGTGCATCTTCGGTTTCTCCAATACCACCTATTTTATTCTCTAAGTTTTCTAACCGATTAACATAGGTTGCACCCGTATAGCCGAAGCCAGCAAGCGTTCCTACTATAGTAACTAATGCTATTACTTGTGTTGTTTTTGATTTAAACCAATCCATAATCCTCTCCTATAAATTAGGTTGCGAGTTAATTAAACTCTGCATGGTGTTGATGCTCGTTCTCGCTAACCCATAAAATGCATCTATATTATCCGATATGTAGCTATCTCCGTAAATAACTCTAGACTCATACCAAGTTTCCGCTTTCGGTATATGGGCTTGTCTATACGCATCAAATCCTACCACATATCCCATAAAAGCTACTAAAGCTGACTCATCTGAATATTCTCCTGTTTCTTCTTGTGTGGCTTCCGCTTCCTCTTGTTGTTCCTTTATATTATTGGCAATAATCTTATCTGCTATCTGGTCTGCTTCTGATGCGGTCATAACCCCAGATACTGCGGTATCTATTTCGCCTTGCATATCAGTTACCTGCACATCTGCCATTACTATTTGTGGAGTTGAATCAAATGTCGGCATTGGAGTTATGATTGTGGTTACATTACTCACAGTTTGGGTACTTCCCCCCATACCTCTAGTAGAACCCATATCCTGATTCAAACTCAAAATTGTGTTGGTTTGTATTTGTGCTGTTTGTATTTGGTCTGAAATACTTGGCGAACTACTGGTAGAGATCCCACCACCTGATGCGGAACTAGCTACTGCGGAAGTAGTGGTGTTACCTACTGAAGCACTTATACCTGAAGAACCCCTATAACCAGAAGCTCTACTACTTGAACCTGTAGAACCCCAACCACCGCTTGAAGCAGTAGCTCCTGCTGTAGTTCCTGCCACGCTATTAGAAGCTGCCCTGATAGAATTCGCTACCACATTTAATTGCGTTGCGGTTATACCGCCTTTCTTTTCTTCTGGTTCTTCTGCTATTAGCAACTCGGTTTCCTCTGTCTCTATAATTTCTTCTGCTTCAGCTTCTGCTATTCTTTCTTCTTCAAGTTCTTCATAAATTTCCTCTACCACTTCTTCTTCAAATATTTCTTCTTCTGTTTCTTCTATTATTTCTTCTTCTATTTCAGCTAGTAATTCTTCTTCAATTTCTTCTTCTTCCATCTGTGCCAATTCTTCCTCATACCATTCATCTAATTCTTCCACACTCTCAAATTCTATATAGGTATCTACTGCTTCATAATCTGCTATTAAAACTGTTTCATAGAAAATAAATTCATCTATCAGTTCTTGGTTTGGATTAAAAGTTAAAGTATCTACTTCAAACTCATCATAAGACACCAAAAAAGGATCTTCATAATAAAAGGTATCATCTAAGTATATATCCTCTACATAATAATCATCTTCATATACTTCATAGGTATCTGAATAATCAAATTCCTCAAATACATAGGTTCCGCTAGAATCAAAAGTTGCATCTTCGCCATACCATTCATCTACCTGTTCTTGTCCAAATTCCTGTATATCTATTTCATACCATTCTGCATCTGTGAAAAACATATCTATATTGGCACTATTATCATAACCATAATCAGTTGTATCATCTGAATAGTAAATAACTGCTAGGTCTTGGACATAACCATTACAAGTCGGTGAATACTGAGTATCTTCATCACATTGTTGAATGTGATAGGCCGTATCATAATTCGGACAGGCACTAGCATATAAATCATTTAATCCACATTGTTGAGTTAGATAAGCAGCTGCATAACCTTCACAACTGGAAGCATACAAAGTATTTAAACCACACTGTTGAGATAAATAGGCAGTTGCATAACCAGTACAACTAGAATCATATAATGCACTTAGACCGCATTGTTGAGCTAAATACGCAGTTGCATAGCCAGTACAATCCTCATCATACAAAGCACTTAGATCGCATTGTTGATTGAAATAAGCTACCACATAACCAGCACAGTTAGCTGACGTTAAAGGTACAGTTGCACACAACGATTGATTAGTGCCATCGCCATACAAGGAACCGCCATCTTCCAATAGGGTATTCTTGGCATTACTGCTGGAGTTCCAATCGTAATTAACACAAGTTCCAGATACATTAGTCGTTCCTGTACTACACTCGTCAAAGAAATGGTAAGTATAAAGTTGTGATGTTGTACCTTGTTCGCCTATTAAAACGTCATGCTGAATAATATCCAATTCGCCATAGCGGAACTCATAAGTATCATTGGGGTACAACCATACTTCCAGACTGTTATCGGAATTAGCACGATTGTATTCCCGCATGTTATACCAGCCAAAAATAGTGTAATCATTAAAGGCTTTGGCGCGCATGGCTGAACCACCGTCTTTTATCAGGTCAGTCCAGAATGGATAAAGCGTATAGGTTATCTCTGGCAGAGGGTCTGGGGTGTAATCCCCACAATAACTGCCCGTCAGGATAAAGTGCAAACAGCCATTGGTAGCCATTCTTGCTTGCGTAAAGTCCTGACCATAAAAGGTAAAGGTAAAACCTAAGTCAAAGGCAGACGAAACTGAATCATCATTTGAACCCAAACCTGTTGAACCTGATGAATTGGTTTGTAAGTCATATAAGTCTTGGTTGCCTTCATAAACATAATCTGCTTTTACAATAGGAGTAACTATTCCTAATAAAAATCCTAAAGCTATTCCTAATCCACATGACTTGAGCATAGAATTACCTATTGAATTAGTTTGAAGCCCCTTTATTCCATTCTTTTTTACAAGTCAATTTGCCTTTTTTTAAACCATCCAAATCACCTGCAACATGCCTTGTATCCCTACATTTTTTTACAAATTTCTTTTTCTTCTGCTCGTAATCAGGCCGGTCTGTCCTGTTTTCTTTCCAACTTTGTGTAGCTTCCTTGCCAATCTTACCCATGTATGGACAAGGCGTTCCTGCCATTTCCATCGCTGAGAACACTCTTTCGTCTTGGCATAAAATACTCACAGCTGCTACTTTCATGCCCATATCGTAGATGTACTTACTAAGTTTTAATCTTTCACAGTTCTCATCTCTTATAGTTCTACCACCAGAAATACCAAACACCTGGCCTTGAAAAGCACCTGATCTGCCGGTGGTACAAAGATCTTGGGAATAACTCATTATTGATGGGGCGATTGCAGATGCTGGCGGTGCTTCCGTCTTTATATTTTGATTTATAGTTTGTGTAGATTCACTTTGGTTAATATTCCGATTGGTATTATCCGAAGTTGAAGTATTTTCATTTCGGTTGGTGTTATCAGTCTCTACCTTAGAATTAGATGTGGATTGATTCACATTGGTATTGGTATTCGTATTATTTGAGGTACTGGTATTGGTACTGGTATTGGTGTTGTTGTTTGTATTTACGTTGGTATTACTACTGGTACTGTTATTCGTATTCGTATTTGTATTATTCGTTGTACTCGTATTGTTTGAATTAACGGTACTGTTGACGGTGCTGTTATTGGTAGATGTGTTTACATTTGTATTCGTATTATTTGCAGTAGAGGTATTGGTATTCGTGTTGTTTGCTGTACTGTTCGTGGTTGCAGTACTGGTATTTACATTTGTGTTATTGCTCGTATTGGTATTGACATTGGTATTGGCATTCGTATTTGTGGCTGTGGTTGTGGTCGTGTTTGTGTTGGTATTTACATTGGTATTATTATTGGTGTTAGTAGCAGTACTGGTTGATGTGTTGGTATTCGTGTTCGTATTAGTATTGGTGTTGGTGTTGGTGTTGGTATTATTCGTAGTGGTATTGTTCGTGGTATCTAACGAATTTTGCTCACAATACTGAGTTCCAGCAGTACAGTCTGGGTTTTCAGGTTCGTTTTCCGCTGCTTTTAAACTGCCTGACAATAACAAAGCAAATATTATTCCTACTACAATACCCAATAGAGAATAATTTGGCTTCTTTTTAAAGTAGCTATGGACAGTCTTATTCATGTTAGGAGCCTTTTTTATCTTCGCCTTTGAAACTCTTTGAGGAACCACTAGTTCCTGCATAGAGTCCAAACCAAGCTGCGCCTGCACCTACCACGATTGAAATTAAACCAGACTGTTCAAATGAGGGATCTGGTAAATCCATGAACCACATCACTGTGTAATACAGTAAAAAGATATAGACAGTTAAAAAGGCCCTGGGGAATATCCTCCAGCTATCTACAGCTTGCGCTAGCCAAATCCATTTTTGATGCGGATTTTTAGCGCCTTCATCTTCGAGCTCCCTAATTCTGTCTTTTAATGTGGATTGTTCCTGTAACAAATCCATGAATTTACTTAGGTCTATTTCAACCTCATTGCGGTCCATATCACCCGCAAATCTGTTCCGGTCATTCATAATTATTTCCTTTATTTCTTTTTGGGTGATTTCCCTCCTATCCAGGCTTCATTCACATCGTCAGTGGTTTTATCATCACCTTTATAACGACCTTTAACGGTACGCGCGCGCTTGGGTTTTGCCCACACCGTACCTTGGCGCCATTTTTTAGCTTTCTTGTTACGGATAACCCCAGAGATTTTCTTTTTTTTCTTTTTCTTAGGAATAGATTTCCCAACAGACCACTTTAAAAATTTTATAAAATTACTATTAGATATTGTTTTCCATATAGACATATTATCCTCCCACAGATTTTGGATCGAATACACCCTTATCGATTAAAAGTTGACGATTTTCCAAGTGTTCTTTCTCGACCTCTTCTTTTTTTTGACCATGGTAAGCCACCGCGTAGCCTTTCTTAACCATGTCTGCATTAACATTTTGCTCATTTACCCACACTTCGGCAAGTACCCGACCAAATTTTCCACGAGAATCACGCAGCTGTGTTTTTAAAACAACCTTCTTTTTAGTGATTGAATCCTTGAGGAATTGTTTGGCTAAAAGCCCACGAACTTTTTCGTCCTTGTCACGAGTACGCGACTCGGGCGTATCAATGCCATATAAACGAACGCGACAAGCATGGTGGACGTTAAAACCAAGGTCAAGAACAACATCCACAGTATCACCGTCAACCACTCTTTTAACTTTGCATTTATATTCATACATGAGCCGCCTCGCCACTAAGAACCATTTGTTTTAGCCTCTCCGCACGATCTCCTACCTGCGTAGACCATTTTGAGTCCATCATTTCCATGGCAGCCGTTTCCCATTGTGAAGTCCCCATGGCGGCTAAAAAGCGCTTAAATCCACTTAGGCGCGGATAACCTAAATTAAAACACATATTGGCCAGCACGCGTTTGCGAACGTCGTCCAACCCACGCCACCACTGAAGGTTTTTATCCAGTTCATCCGTTACTATATCGATGTCCTGATTAAAACAATCCTGCACGCGTTGTGTGGATACGGGTGTGCCTACGGAATCGCCGTGTTCGGCATCTTTCTCGGTAATGAGATGCCCAATACCGAAAGTGGCATGACCCAAATGATCGTGATAGATCTCATAAATACAGCCTTCATCCAAAGTGAGTTCTTCCATCAAAGCGCGGCGGTTCATAGCAGTGAGACCACGGTGGCGCCGTTGGCCGAAACTGTTAAAGAAGCAACCGAACCCGTGGCACCCACTCCTTTGGTAGTGGGAGTGGAAATATTTAACCATTCCTGTCCAGTCCATAGCTGTAAAGTATCCTCGCTGTTATTCCAAATTACATCGCCTGCATTAAAGATTCGTACCAAGCGATTGTAGGTAGCTGGATCTACTTCACCGTTAGCCTGCGGTAATCGGGTTTGGAGTAAACGTGCCATTAGCGCCTACCATCAGGCCTAATTTCCATGCGCGTAGCGCCTATGCGCCAGCCCAAGCCAGTCCCCGTTCCCGACTCGATACGCAGTACCCCCTGACGCGCGCGGGCGCGCACGTTCACTTTATCGGTACTGGCAGTAACGGCATTGGTGGAATCCGTGGTTAAACTCGATGCCGGCCAATTGCGTGTCTTTAATACCATGTTAATGGTTTGATCGGAGCCGCCACTGCCAGTAAAAGTCACGTCTGGAATAATGCGATTGATAAATTGCAGCTGTTCGCCATCGCCTATATCAAAATCTCCCGATTCCACATACACGTTGGACATGGCGCTGCCGTCAGCATCATCGCCTTGTTCTTGGCGATAAATGTAATTGTAAGTATCCAAGCCAGCTGCACGCGGATAATTAACAATGCCTTCATCCACCCACGCCGTGCGTGCCAGTTGCCCGATCGCCCAAGAACCGTTTTCATAATTATAGGTAACGTAACGGTCGATGCTGTCGGAACTGCCCGAGCAATAAAACCAGCCTACCTCGTCAAAGCGTTTATTGGAAAAAGCAAAAACTTGTCCGGACTGAATCTGGTTCAGATCATCAAACACATAACTGTGTACGCTACACGGGAGGGGTTGGACATTGCCCGTGTAGATATAAAAACCACCTGGATCCATCCAAAAAATTCCTTTTGGCGTGTTGATGGCGGCATTGGCGCCCATGCTACTGACGCCTTGATTGATTAGATTTAAGCCAAACGTATAAGGCGGTCCTACAAACTGTAAGGAATACATAGCGGTGTCAGTCCATATCAATGTTTCCTGACGCGCCCGCACTACGCCGACTATTTCCGAACCCGAGGATACCCGTAAGGATCCCGCCGTATTGGTATTTTTAGGTTCCCATTCCAGATGATTCTCCTGGTCACACCAACACAGGAATAAAGGATCAATACTGCCAGTACGTGCGGTTCCGGCCGCATTCAAGGGGTCGGCGCCAAAGGCAATAATATGACGATCCACGTCACTGACCACGATTTGCAAAGCTACAGTAGG